TAGGTTCTATTTTTTTACCATTTGGTCCTGCATTAGTATAATATTCTTTTTTAACTATTTTACCTGACTTATCATAATAATGTAATGCAGGGTTAGAACCACTAAAATTCCAACTTCTAGTTAACCCGTCATCTGTTTTAACAGGTTCTACTTTTTTAGCAATAACTTCTTTTTTAGTAGGCTCTGTTTGTTTAGTTGGTTCTTGATAAACAATTTCAGGTTCTTTTTTTTCTTCAAGTTTTTTATAAATAACAGGTTGAACAGGTTTTTTATAAGTTGCCATCCAGGCTTGTTCCATATAACCAGGATCAAAGTCATTAGGGTATTTATAACTACGATCTAATAATTGAATTTGTGTAGGTTTTATTTTGCTTTTAGAAGATAATGCATCTGCTGTTTTATTATAATTCATAAGAGATTCATTTGTAGGATCTTTCATAAAAATATTTTTAGCTTTTTGAGATACATCATATAATTTTAAAGAATCATTATAATTTCTTAATCTAGAATCATTTTTAGTATTTACAATTATAGGAGATCTTCCACCATTATCAAACTTTTGAATTCCTCCGTATTTGTGTTCTTGATAATTTCTCATCATTGGAGCAACTTCTTTATAGTGTTCTGCAAAATATTGAGCTTCTTCGGGAGAATTAAATCTTATATCTTCTTTAGAAATAGTAGGATTTTCAATATATTCTAAATTTTTACCACCTTTATCTTGTAATAAAGGAACAGCATAATTATCCATTGATGACATATAATGAGTACCTATTCCTTCAGGAGTCATGCCTGTTTTAGGATTAGGTGATACCATTCTTAATGCAGCAGGATTTCCATAATGAGCTTCAGTTGCAATTTTAGACTTCATTAGTCCAGTCATTCCATCAGATTTACCACCATCTCTAAACTTCTCATAACTATCATTATAATCTTTAACCATGTCACGATAAGACATATCTTTGTTAGCCTTTTTGTAAGACTTCATCAATTCTATTCTTTCTTTTACTGGTAACTTATTATACATTTTTATTTATATTAAAAGTATCATTTTTACATAATCTAACATCATTACTATTATAATGTTTTATTACACCATCTTTTTCAAGTGCTACAACAAATACAGTATTTTCTTGTGGACCATAATCCATTATGAATAATACTATACCATCACCATGAGGGGTTGTTACCCAAAGTATTTGTTTTACTTCATGAATTAATGACATTCATTATCCTTTTAGTTCATGATCAAATAATCTCATTGCAATCTTATCTTCACCAAATGCTTCTAATTGATCAACTAAGTTTTGTACTTTTCCTAATTCTTCTTGTTGCTCAGTTAAGAATTTCATAGCTAATTGATATAATAAATGATTACCATATTTCATAGCATGTGAAGCTAATTCATTACATTGTTGTGTAACCATTATTTCATGAGCATATGATTGCTTAATAACATCAGGTAAACCTGTAAATGTTTGAGGTGGTTCTTTCAATGCTGGAGTCTTAGGTGTAATACCCATATCCAATAAGAAAGACTTAGCCCAACCTGCATGCACCATTTCTCCTTCTGCATCTTTTTCCCAAACTGCTGCAGCACCTAAATACCCATGGTCATTTAACCACATTGACATTGCAGTATAAAATCTTGAAGAATATTCTTCTTGTTCAATTCTAAAGTTTAATATATCAATGCATTCTTTAGATGCAAAAGGATTCTTAGTTCCTCCAAGTTTTAATTTAGGTGCTTCCATTATTTTTTATTATTTTTAGATTTAGCTGCAGCAATTTTCATTTTTTCAATTTGCATTTTTTTATCCATTGTTAATTTATCTGCTGCATGTTTTTTATTAGATAATTCAATTTGATTTTTATTTTGAACTTTTATAGCTTCCAACTTCTTATTTTCAAGTTCATTTTTGAGCTTCATTTCTTTCTCTTTAAGTGCTATTTGAGCTTCATGTTTTTTATTATCGTGAGCTAACTTAGATTGTTCTAAGAATGACTTAGATCCTAATTCTTGTTCTTTAAGTGCATTAGCTGCTAACTCTGCAGGATCAGGAATACCATTATTATTTTGATCTAAATTCTCTTGTCTAGAATATACATTAATTTCAGCAACTTGAATTTTAGTTTCATTACCTGCTTCAGCAATATATCTTTCTTGATCTAATTTATCTCTATCTAATTGTACTTGCTCATCATGCATTTGTTGTTGTAATTGCTCAATCTTCATCTCATGTTCTTGTTGAGCTTTACCATTATCTGCTTGACGTTTATAGAATTCCTCTTCTTTACGTTGTAACAATCTAATAATATCTCTAGGAGAATCATTCATTAATGTTTCTACAATTGTAGATAAATCTACTTTATCTGATTGTAAAGCTACTTGAACTAATTGATCTAATTTACCTTTTAATTCTAAATCTTTACTATTGTTAGTTACAAATACACTAAATTCTGAAGATTCAAATTCATTCTCTTCTAACTGTAACATGTCTAATCCCATATCATCTAAAATGTATTGAGCAGTTAATCCTTTTTTATAACAGATTTTAGCTACTTCAATCATTGATGTATAAGCTCTACGTTTTACTTCAGCATGACCTTCATATAAATATTCAGTAATTAAAGAAGATTGATTTACACTTCTTTCAACATTACCTACTAATTCAGAGTTATTAATTGCACCTAATCTTTGTGGTGTTACACCTGATACAAACGCTACTTGTTGTTTAATGTAATCCAACATACTAATGTATTGTTGAATAGATTGACTAAGACTTAAATCAATTGCTTGGAACTGATTAAATCCTCTAGCTAATTGACCAGTAGCTGCACCTTTCTTACCTTCCTCAAAACTATTAACAAAAGCAATATTCATTTCTTTTAAATAATATAACCATCTGTCAATGTCAATACCATGACTTGCAGGTATTTGAGCTAAATCCATTAAGAACTTTTTACCTTGATCAGAAGCAAAGGCAATTTCTAATCTATATGAAATAATATCATATAAATATTGATAAGGTTTTAACCTATCAATTAAACTAACTGATTGAGAGTTAGTTGCTTCATATATAAATCCTGTATAACCTAATCTACAAAAATAAGGATTATCTAATCTACGTCTTTGGTTAGGTTTAGGTTTAATATCTGTAAAAATATCTAATCCAATTTTAACACCTTCCCATGCTTCATTAATCCAATACCATTCTACTTTAGCATCTGGAAAAGCTTGTTTAAATACTCTTAAGTTAAATACTTCATCAACTATTTCAGTTTGTGGTTCTCCATCTTCATTGCTCCAAGTTAATTCACCAATCTTTTTCATAGATTTCCACTCAACTCTAGTTACCCTGATAGAATAGTTATTACTATTATTACCATTGTAAGCATTAGTTGGAGTAATTCCTGCAAAAGCATTTTGACCATTAACTACATCAAACTGAGGTTCAAATCCACCTGCTGTATTAAAAGAACCAAAAGTTCCTCTAGTATAGTTTTCTAATTTATCTACATCATCTTTACTTAAGATATCACCATACTCATCTAAAATAGTATTGATAGCTAACATTCTTTCTTCAACTATTGCAATTGCATCATCTACAAATGTAGTATCTCCATCAAGAATTACTGTTAAGTTAACAGGGTTAACTCTTCTCATAGCTACCTCATCATTTTCAATACCTACCCAATAAACTTCTTCACCAGCAATTAATGCATCTTTCCATCCTTGAGAAAATAATAACTTAGTATTTAATTTCTTTTTAAGAACTTTAAGAATTTTATTAGCTTTAGATTCAATTATATCTGAAGGTGTATACTTTTCATGTTTAACAATTTCTTCAGGTGGTGGAGGAGGATTATTAGGATCTGCATTAGGATCAATCTGATAAGCTAAACTCTCTTGTAAAGCATTAAAGATTTTCTCTTTAATTGCTGCAGTTTTACGATTAATATCTTCAGGTGATTCTGAAACTACAATATGATTATCTGGTCTTTTAGACTCTTCACCAATTAATAATCTAATAGGTTCTGATATAATATCATAATGTTGAAATCTAGCTGAGAAAGT